ATATAAGTTCTATAATTTCCATTTTAATTATAATTCTTCATTCTTCTAAACATAGTTAAAGACTCGTTTAGTTTGTTCATAAATTCTGGTAATTCTTCTTCATCAACTTCTTCAAAATCCTCAACATCGATTTCTTTAAAATCATCAGAATCATCTTGTACCATAGCTTCAAATTCATCTTCATTCATTGGTTCGCTCATAAAATCATCAGTTTCATCGATATCAAATTCGTAATCTTCATCAATTTCTTCTTCAACACCTAATGAAATGTAATCATCTTCGATATGTTTTCTATTTTTATCTAACATATCAGAAATACTATCAATGTCAATTGTTCCGTGTTTAAGATCTGTTGGTCCATCAGCAATTTTGTCTAACGGTAAATGAGATTCGTTAATACCCATATTTGTATATTTTTTTACAACTCCTTTATTTGAAACTGTAATCCCTTCTTTGTCATTTGCAAAATCTTGGACATACAAGGGTTGAGTATTTGATTCTTGATTATAATTGGTAACATAACCATCATATATTGTTTTGTGCTGATCTAAAATATTATTTTTTTCAGCTTGTGACATTTTAAAAAAATATTGATTCATTTTTTACTTTTTTTTACTTCGTTTATTAATGCTCTTTTAGTTGTAAAAAACATAAAGTTTTCGTTTACATTTTCTTCACTACTTCCGGTTTTTAACCAAGCATCACCGTTTTTATATTCCCAATTTCCGTCCTCATCTTGTCTAACTTCTCTTTGTTTACCTTTTTGTTTTTTTGCTTCTTCTGGACTACACTTAACCCATTCACCTTCAATTAAAGCAAACCTTGACCCATTTTTCCAATCAACGTAATATTGTTTTTGACCATATACTTCTGACACTCTTCTTACAACACCTGGTGTTCCACCGGGAATTGGTGTAATATCTTCCATATATAAACAAATAACAGTATCTCCAGGTTTTAATTCGACATTTTTTTCAAAATTTTTCATAATTTTTTTTTTCGTATTCAATAATAAATATAGCGTAATATTTATTTGTTATGAAGATTACAATTACCGAATCACAATATAAAAAATTAATACTAGAATCTAAAGGGGAGGCAATTGAAGAAAAATTGAAGGAGTCTGAGAATTTTTTTAGTGAAGTATCAAAAGAAACAAAAAAAATTGTTGGGTTTGACTTGAGTATTCTTATAACTTTTAGTGCTGCAATTGGTGGATTTATGTATCCTATTGCTGAGTTCATAAAAGGTAATTTTCCAGAATTAAGATTTTCTGATTTGTGTTTAATAAGTGCTGCAACAATAATTACATATTATCATTCTAATAAAAAAATGTTGGCCGAACTTCTTGATTTAATTAAAGAAAGAGGTTTAGTTAGAATTTTTGATGAAATGTTAAGTAAAGCTGATGAACTAAAAAAAGTTTTCATTTCATTCATTGAAAGTTTGGCAATACCTATTGGTAAAATTGGGAATATGATGGCGTTCACATTTCTTATTCCAGTATTGGGTGATATTTTAGATTTAGTTCAAAATCACGACACAGAAAACATTTCACTTATAATTTATAGAATTATAATGTTTTTTAGCATAAATTATGGTAGTGTTTTACTTAAAAGATTAATTTTTGAAATTGTAAAAAGATTTAAATCTTAGTGTTGTTCACCAACATCATAGAATATTGAAAATCCTAAATCATTTATTTCATCAAAACCAAATCTAAATTCCTCAACTAAAACACCTCTTAATGAACTACCATTTTTAATTATTAAATCATCGTCAATAAAAAACCTTGCCGCTTCATATACTTTATTAAAAACTGAATGTATTGTTTCCATAATATCATCTGGATTGTGAGCACAATCATCACATTCTAAAGTTGTATTTATTTTTAATAAAAAAACAAGTTCGTAAAACTTTGGGTTTTCGACAGTAACAATATTTTGAAAATCATAATTTGTAAGTTCAACTGTTACATTTTTACCAAATTCGGACAAAAGACCTGATCTAATTAAAATTGCTTTTTTAATTGTTTCAATTTTTGACCTATATTTTTCTGGAATTTTTTTCATCTTATTTATGTTTTAATATTTCATTTATAACAATCTCGACCTCACTATCTGTTAATTGATGAATATCTTTATTTCTTTCAAACCATCTTCTAACCAAACTTTCAAATGGTTTTTTTGATAATCTTTCTAACCTTTTAAACCCAAATACTTGGGCATCAATTTCATGCGGTTGCATATAATATTCAAATGGATTATCTGGTTCGTCAGTATATAAATTATACAAACTTTTTGTTTTTTGATCAATGTGTCTAATTTCGTGTCCAATCAGTTCATTTAAATCACCAACAAGGTCATATGTTATTTGTTCTTTAACGTTTGGGTTATATTTTATGTTAATTTCAATTATATCTTCATCCCGCCAGTAATCACCATTTAATTTATAATCTTCAACATTATCGTCTATCTCTAATGACACTTGTAAAACTATATCGTGACTAAATCCTGGGAAGTTATAAAAATCTTCATTTTCATCAATGTAATTTGGTAAATAAAATTCACCTTCTTCTTCTATTTTATAAAGTTTAATAATATCTCGGACTAATGTTCTAATAACATTTCGTCTTCTATTATCCATTTCGGTAAGTATTTTTATTTTCATTATAATTCTTTTATTTTAACAACTAAATCACCTTGACCTTTTATAACTCTATGATAGACACCTTTTGGAATAAAGAAAGTTTTTCCTTCTGTTAATTTAACCGGGAGTTCATTATCCATTTGTAATTCCCAACCATTTGATTTTACAACTTTAACTTTTCTATCTGTTTTATCAAAGTGCCACTTTAATTCGTGATTGTCGGTACTCTCTTTAAATAATCTTGTTTTTATACCATTTTTTTCTTCTTGTAAAAATGGTAATTCATCATCCTTATCATCGTCTTTTACTTTTCTATTGAGATATAGTTTTTCCAAATTCAAATAACGTTCATAATTATCTAATGTTGATGTACTACCACCGTAAAATGTTGCCTTACTTAAAAATGGAAACATTTGTTTTATTAATTTTGTCATTTTACGACTTTTTGTGTGAATTGTATCTGAATCTTCAGACCTAAAAGGTTCTTTAAAAATACCTGTTAATTTAATAACAAATTCACCATAACGATTTTTTCCGGTTATTACTCTATAACCTAAAAAGTTTGGTATATTTTTTTCTTTACCAGTTGTTGATAAAAATTTATTTAACAATTTATCTATTTTTTCGTAATATTCTTCACTATCTTCATAATCATATTGAGTTTTATTTGACTCACTATTTTCATTTAATGGTTCGTCAGATTGATAATCCAACTCATATAATGGTCTTTTATTAAACATAATTCTAAGTAAAAATTTATTTGGTTGGTGAAACCAACTAGAATCTTGTAACATTAAAAACGTTTTACCACCTTTGAATATTAAGTCTTCAATAAAATTACTAGTATGAAGTTTTGGATTTTCTGAATCAATAAAAAAACTAACCATTGCTTGTGAAGTTAATAGTTCTTCCACTGGTATTGAATAATAAGATTTACTATTTGGTTGTATACTAATACCATATAACTTTAATTTTATTTCTTGATGGTACTTACGTTCAAATTGTTTTTCAACGACATTTTTTAAAAAGTAGTTAAATACCTTTACATATGTTGGGTTTATAAATTTTTGATATGGCGTCATACTATTACCAACTTCTTGAAGATTTAAGACCTAATTTTTTTCTATATCTTGAGACATTACAGGACCAGTATCCAGCAGTTGTTCTATCTTTTTTCTGGTCACATTTATGACGAGCTCTAAATGATTTAGCACGAGATTTACTTGCATTTCTAACTCTTAAATTCGGATCCCCAAATGTAACCTTTTTAATATTACCCCCAGGGCTTTTAACATAAACAGCAAATTTCTTTGGTCCGCCAGGAGTTCTAAAAGGACTTCCTAACCTAACATTTTTTCCTCTATGTTTTGCTTCAGTTAAAGTTTCTTGAACCTCAAATGGTGCGTCAAGCCATACTTTTTCACCACTCTCTAAAATAACAGATTTTCCTAAATCACTTTCAACAATCCATCTATCTTTATTATTTAAATCAATAAGACCTTTATTATATAGTTTTCTAACTTCATTGATTAAATTAAAATAATTATCGGAATAAATACGAAAAATATTTTCAGAAAGTGTTATACCATTTTCAATATGATATTTAAGTTCGTCTGAAATTTTAGTTTTTTTAAGTAATCTCATACCATTTTGGTATTCTTCTTTAATCACTCTTTTTATTATATTTTCTAATGTTCCCATAGTTGTAGATATTTATTAGTATAAATAGTGTAAAAATTCATAATTGAACTATATTTATATTAAAAATAATTTTCATATGAAAAGAATTAAATTAAACGAAATGGACCTTAAAAGAATAATTAGAAAAGTTATTCTTGAGAATGATAAAGAAAAAAAGGTCGGTAAAAAGGACGCTGTAAAACCAAGATGTATTCCGGAAAATGTAATTCCATTAGATGAGATTGTTGGTAGAGCTGATGAATATGGTAAGTATTCTCCAGGAATTTCAAAAAGAATGTCTGGTGTAAACTCATTTGTTGATACTTTAGGTATTTTAAATAACATAAGATTATTTAAAGATGTTAAAGATGGTGGTGCTCATTTGGCTTATGATATGATGAATCATTTAGATCGTTTTAGAAATAAAAATTATTACGATGAAACAACCGGTGATTGTCATAAAGCTATGGATAAAATCGTTGAATTGTATAAAGAAAACGAACACGGAACAGAATTGGTTAAGGATATTGAAAGGATATTAAATCTTCAGACAAAAGAAGATGAATTTACTCCATCACCTAGAGCAAAAGAATATTTAAAAAGGTCAATTGACTTATTAAAAGGAGAATAAAAGGTTTTTATTAGGACCGTTACCAGTTATGGTAACACAAAAAGGGACAATTCGCTACTGTCCCTTTTTTATTTTACGATATTTATAATAAAAAACTATGATGAAACATTATTGGAAACCCACACCTAAAAAGTGGAGGAGACTTGGGGACTCATTACTTGCTGTTGCAACAGTTATTGCTATTGGTGGTATATGGCAATATGATAGTTTAAAGGAAATTTTTACTCCAGGTGAGTTAAAAGTGATGATTATAACGTCAATTGTGTTTGGTGTTGTAGGAAAATTCCTTACAAACTTCTTCAAAATTGATGATTCAACGCCCCAAGAGTAAGTTTTATAGTATTTTTTGACTCCCCTCCCATAAAGAGGGGTTTATTTTTAGAAATTTTTTGTATATTTGTGGTCTATGAGTGATAAAAAAACAAAAAAACCAGTAGAACAGAAAAAATTTGAGAGAACAATTACCTTTGATGATTGTATTGTTGTGTGGAAATATGACAATTATAAGACAAATACCGGTCCATATGAGGTAGAAATCAAACATTTAAAGAAAAAGGGTTAATTATAGTATTTATATGTATGCAATTATTACCCATTTTAAGTGAAATAATAGACAAAAAAGCCCTCATTTTGACCTTAAAATCAATGGATTATAGTGAAAAAGAGGCTAAAAATGAACTAAAATGGCACCTAAATAGGGTAAAAAACCTTCCAGAAACACTAACTGGGTACCGAATTTTGGTTGTAAACGACAAAAAAGACATCAATTTAGACGAAATTGGGTCACATTTTAGTGAAAATAAGGTAGAATTACTATCAAATCACTCATTTTGTACCGGTTGTGGTGAAAAATACTTCCTAATTACAGCAAAAATACCCAAAAAAGAGGTAGATTTACAAGAAATGCTTATAAATAACATACTTTACCCCAATGAATACGAAATAACAGTAAAAAATAAGGGAAAAAACGTAAAAATTGTCAAAATTGAGGAAATTAATACCGAAAATGACTATTTTTTGTGAGAATTTTTTAAAATTTCGTTAATTTTATTAAGTTGTTCTTGAAAATGACTTAATTTTGGTGGTTTTACCGGAGTATTAAGTTGATTTACTGGATTTGTAATTTTTTTTATGAATTGGTATAAGTTTTTTCCAACTTTTTTCCATAAAAAGTACAAAATTACCCCAGCAATTGCAATTTCTATAACAAATACTAATAAAACAATTGTAAAAACTAACATATTTTATTTTTTTATTAAATTATAGTTAATTTTTAATAAAAAATCAAATTATTTAACGAATTATTGTTAAATGTCCGTGATCTGTGATTTTTCCATCATTATTAAAGACATTAAAGGTTAATTTCCAGATATAAACCCCATCTGTACACATTTTATTATTAAAAGTACCATCCCAACGACCATTTGGGTCATTAGATTCCCATACAACCTCACCCCAACGGTTAAAAATGGTAAAATTAAACCCATTTATATCATAACCTTCGGACATAATAGGTCCATATTGTTGATTTACTTCATTTTCATCCGGTGTAAAACAATTTGGTACCCAATAAATAACTCCAGGACAATCAGTTACTACCACCTGTAGTGTTTGTTCAACGTAACAAAGGCCATTTTCTCTTCTTAATACAATATTATATGTTCCAGAATTGGTAAATGTATATGTTAAGTCATTAGTAAGGTATTGTGTACCATTTACTGACCATACATTTGTTCCATCACCACCAGATTCTGATGTATATACAACAGTTTTACTTTCTCCGGCACACAGTTCAAAGGTCTGTTGTGCCAGAGTAAGTAAGGACATACTAAAAAATACTATAAAAAGAATATATTTCATTAATTATGTTGGATTGGCTGTAATGTTGGTGTTCCAAATACTGGTACAACAACTGATGTTGAGAACGTACATCCAGCAGAACCTACAGTATATGTCACTGTTGATGTTGCATTTGTTCCATTTGTTACGTTATCTGGACAAAATTGGTTACCAGACACCCCTAAACCAGACCAAGTACCACCAACCGGTGTCCCAACCAAGTTTACGCAAGGATCTGATTCACAAAACGGACCTAAAGTTGTAATTGTTGGTATAACTTGATAAATTAATACGTTTAAGTTAACTGGTGTTGCAGGACAGTTTGCTGGTGGGGGTGAAGAATATGTCACTGACACACCATTTGTTATTAATCCAGGGGTTGCAGCTGACCAGTTTACCGAAATACTATTAGTTCCTTGACCAGCGGTTATTACGCCAGGGGATGTAACAGTCCAAGTGTATGTTCCGGAGCCAACAGAAGGAATTGTATAGGTTGATAATACGGTTGATTGATAACAAACTGTATCTGGATTAACTGTTGATAGTTGTGATAATGAAACTGTTGAAATCATTGTCATTAAAATTAGTAAAATTCTTTTCATTTTTTATTTAATTATGGTTTATTGGTCCCAATACAATTGGGGTTACGTTTATTGTTCCATTAAATACATTAAATGGTGTTGCTAAGTCACAAGAAGTACTAATATAACTCCCCCACATACCGTCAGATCCTGGCGTAACTTGAATTAATAAGTTTTGGGGTGTGCATACGTTTGCAACAGTTAAAGTTACACAAAATGTCCACACACAACTACCAGCATCACCAAAATCATTTCCTGGATTTCCGTCAATTGCTAAGTCAAAGAAATATCCTGGTCCTACAGTTACTATTGGTGTTACTGTTGATGTTACAGAAGTACTCCATACCCATTGACCTCCGGTTGCATTACCACCACAGTTTGCTGGTGCTGATTGTGGTGTAACAGATACCCAACCAGGACCTAGGTTTAAGTCAAAACCCTCAATCCAGTTAGTTCCAGCTTGTGTATAACCATTCATTGTATAACACATTGTAATAGTTTGTCCTGGTAAATATGTTCCACCAACTGGTGGTGGTGTTAACGTAAATGATTGTGTACCATTACATTGACTAAATATGTTAAAATTAATTAAGAATAATAATATGGTTATTAAATTTTTCATCTGATTATAAATACGTTTAAATAATAATAAAGTTTTGTTTTTTAGTTGTCAAATGAATATTATTCGTGTATTATTTAACATATGAATAGAAAACTATATCTTCAGAAAATTTTAGATACAGCTTTAAAGGGTAGAGTTACTGAAATGTTCGGAAAAAATAGTTATATTAAAATAACAAATCTTATTTATGTAAGAAGTAAAGATTGTTATACAATAAATGCTATACTACATTTAGATGATCTTGATACGGATTCTGAATTAATACAAGAGGGGGCTCCCTTAATTATAAAACAAGGATGGTCTGTTGTTGGTGATAAAAAACCAATAATGGTTAATTTTTCTCTTGATACTCCAGAATAAGACCCATTTCTATTAAACTTTTAATTGTATTATTTTCTGGAGCTTTTACATAAAAGTTTTCACCATCATTTCTAAAAAAACACCAACCATTTAAAACTGTTTGTAAATGATTGTAAGTTTCTTTATCTTTAATTTTATATACCTGTAAATTTTTTAATCCCACCATCTTTCAATTTTTTGTTCTAATAATTTAAATAATAATTTTCTTGCTTTTTCTTGATTATGTCTTGCAACATAATGACAAAGAACATCTTTCTCCAAATCGGTACCTTTTTCTTTTAAAACTTTTTTAACACTTGATGGATATTTTTTTAAAAACTCATCATAATTTTCACTTAAAATTGTCTTAACCATTTCTTTAAGATTAGGATTATCTTTAACGGGTATGAAATCATATTTTGTTTCATCGTAATCAAGATATTCTGTGGTATAATAATCTTCTTTTACCCTTTCAAGTAAATTAAGTACAATTGTCATATCACGATTATCTTTATCAATTTCAGTGTGACGATTTGCATTTATGATTTCTTGTCTTTGAAATTCTATCTTTTTTTGTAGTACTGTGTAGATATGCCAAGGATCCCAATCTCTATCTTTATATAAAATCGGAATCCATCTGAATATATTTTTAATACCAGTTAAAAAATATCTTATTCTCCAATGTAGTTTACTAAATAAAGTATTTCTACTCCAAGCAGAATCATTCGGTACTATTAGTTTTTTATAGGTTTTCATTTTGTTTTTCTATGTATTCCAAATATACGGAAAAAATCATTAAAAAGTTAATACCTAAACATAAAAAAATCTCAAGTAAATAATGCCAATCAACTTGGGTCATAGTTATATGTGTTCCAAACCACATAAATGAACCATATTTATTCATTACTTGGACTATTAGGTATTTTAAGAATTTTTTTATTTTAGCTAACATATTAATAAATATGTAATTAAAAAACTCAATTTAGAATATGTTTTTAATCTGTTATGACATAGACTAATCTACCATTTTTTGTTAGTTCAATTATTGTTTTATTTGTTTCTTCTGGTGTGGCAAAACAACCATTTGACCAACTTGTTTTCATTTTTTTTGTTGAGTGGAAAATTATTTTTCTAGATTCAACATTATCATTTATACCTCTATCTAGACCTCTGATTACCATTGAATAACCAAAACCTCCATTATATGTTCCTTTTGTAATAAAAGCTCCTTTTGATGATTTGTTTGTACCACTAACATTACTAAAGTCTGTTGGATACATTACACCCGATTTAAACGCATGACTTACGGTTGATTTTAAAACAATTTTTTTGTTTTTCATATCTAAAACGTAAAGTCTTTCACTAAAAATAGGTTTGGTGTAATCTACAATAATAACATAATCTCTTTTTTTGATTCTATACTCAATTAATTTTTCAGACGCAATTGTAAAGAGTTCGTTTTCACTTTTTGATGTGAATGACATAAAACTAAATGCTGAGACAACAAATAAAAAACAATAAAATAATAACTTTTTCATAAATTCAAATTTTAATTATAGTACAAATATATAAATAAAATTTTAATTTACAATTTTATTTTTACTTTTTTACGCGAGTATATTAATTAATGATGATGAATACTTAACAGTTAACTGAATTGAGTTTTTTTTGTATTTACTTGCCCAAGAAGAATAAAATTTAGCAAAATCATCCATACTTGATGTTAAGTCAATACATCCATGGGATGCTGGTAGTGCACCACCGTGAATATAAAAATCACTCCTACCATATGTTTTGGTTCCACTATTTGAAATTATTGGCGCTCTATAGTACCCCCAAGAAATTCTTGTACTAGCAGTATCTTTATTCCAATCATGATTTGTTTGATTTGTTTTAAATATTAATCTAACAAAATCCATAAATGGGTTAGTTCGTTCCAATTTACTTGTTTGTAATTTACCAACAGTATATTTTCCTTCTGGGATTGGTCCAAACCCTTTTAATTTTGATTTTTCCTGTTTAGATGAAAATATATTTTTTGCA